CTCTTCAATACGTCAGCTAACGCTGATGTTTGGAAAGATTCTTCTTCCTTGCAGTAATGCTAGGTTGAAGAAAGCGATGGATGGTTATATGGAGTGTGAGAGAGATGTCAGAGTTTCTGACTCCATGATCTCAGACCTTAATTGGTCTGATTTCGTTAGAGTCGGAAATCTTCTTTTTCGGGATGCGTTTCAGCGCGTGGATCGCGAGATCCACGACAATGAGCTCATCCCGAAGCATGGCCCAGGTGCTACAGCTGATAAGCTTCGTGGAAACGCGAAGTTTTCTCAGCTAACCTGGCCACGCCGGCTGGAAACGTTATTCCCTTTCGGGGAATTTGCGTTGCCCAACTGGAAGTACTTCGACGAAATGTCGAAGGTTGACATCCTCGAACCCAGGGACGAGATACCTGCGAAGGTTATCTCTGTCCCAAAAACGCTAAAAACGCCTCGGATTATCGCAATAGAGCCTACGGCTATGCAATATAGCCAGCAAGCTCTTGCGCGATCTATCCTTGAGTCGCTTCGAGATATTGATTATCTCGATGCGATGCTCGGCTTCCGTGACCAGACGCCTAACCAGCGTATGGCACAGACAGGTTCCCGTGAGGGTAACCTGGCCACGCTCGATCTGAGCGAGGCTTCCGACCGCGTTTCTAATGAGCATGTACGACACCTCACTGCTCTATTCCCGCATTTGCATGCGGGTCTAGAAGCAACGAGGAGCCAGAAGGCTCATGTAGATGGTCATGGCGTTGTACGCCTGGCCAAATACGCGTCGATGGGTTCTGCGCTCTGTTTTCCACTGGAAGCCATGGTCTTTTTGACTATGATCTTCCTAGGGATTGAACAGGCGCTTAACACGCCGCTTTCCCGCAAACTGATTCATCAGTTTGTGGGGTCGGTGCGTGTTTACGGTGACGATATTATCGTCCCCGTAGACTGTGTACCTCACGTGATCGGTTCACTTGAATCCTTTGGGATTCGAGTGAATACGAACAAGTCCTTTTGGAACGGAAAGTTCCGAGAGTCTTGCGGTAAGGAATTTTATGACGGCCATGACGTTAGTATCGTCAGGGTTCGCCGTGAACTTCCTTCCTCGCGTGAGCGCGTCGCCGAGGTTATTTCACTCGTATCTTTCAGAAACCAGCTCTATGAGCATGGTTACTGGAAGACGTGTGAAGCGTTGGATGAGATGATCCGGACAATGATAAAACATTATCCGGTCGTCTTGCCATCGTCCCCGGTTGTAGGCCGCCACTCTTTCCTCGGTTATTCCGTGGAAAGGATGAATGGTGACACGCATAGCCCTTTGGTTAGGGGTTATGTAGTCAGCGCCAAGCCGCCCAAAGATCCTTTGGATGGCCATGGTGCCCTACTTAAGTGCCTCCTCATGTTGGAACAGAGATACGGAAGTAATTCTCTGGGCAATGCTGCCACAGAGTACTCCGTATTTCCAACCATCGATGAGGTTGGCGGTTTGCCAGCCGTCAATGCTGAGCACTTAGAACGCGCAGGGCGTCCTCATGCCGTCGCACTGAAGCTGAGGTGGGAGTCACCCTTTTAACGGGGTGACACCGGG